GCAGTGAAAGACAACGGGGATACGACTCGTGTAATCAAGAAGGGGTCAGGCTTCCTCGACGACGATGCGGCCTCCGAGATCGCGTCGAACCACAACTCCGCCGAGAACATCGCCAGCCAGATGGGCGGCAAGGCCATCGTGCTCGAGGCCTCCGACTCTTTCGAGTCCTTCGAGAGCAAGCGCCCGAACAGCACGTTCGTCGGATTTCTTGCGGCGCTGGAGAAAGACATTTGCTCCGTGCTCCCTTACGAGTTCGTGAAGGACGTCACCGCCGCCGGCGGCGCAGGGGTGCGTCTGGTCACCGCTAAATCGGCGCGTGTATTCGGGAAATATCAGAATGTAATTATCGAGGCCTTCTGTCAGCCTACTTGGGAATACATCATCGCCGACGGCATCGCCAAGGGCGAGATCCCTGACGACCCCCGCTGGTGGTCTGCCTCCTGGACGACCCCCAAGTCCGTGACCGTCGACGCAGGCCGTGAGGCCGCGAATGACCGGGCGGACATCGAGATGGGCCTCATGTCCATGTCTGAGCTCTACGGCCAGCGCGGCCTAGACTTCCGCTCCGAGATGGAGAAGCGAGCCGCCGACATGGCGCACATCCAGAACCTCGCCCGCCAGTACGGCATCCCCTTCGAGCTGCTCTTCCGTCCGACGAACACCCCGCTCGGCACGGTCGCCCAAGTCGACCAGGCTGAACCGCTCCCCGGCACCAACCTTAACGAAAAGAAATGACCCGCTTCCTCTCCCATGCACTCAAGGGCCGTGAGCCGATGCTCATCGACCCGTCCAAGGCCCAAGACTTCGCGGTCATGGCCGACAAGTTCGGCTTCTCCGACATGCTCGCCCAGATCTTCGGCGTGGCCCCTGCGCCGTACATCGTCGACGGCGTGGGCGTCATCCCGATTGCCGGCCCGATCGGTAAGGGCGTCTCGCCCCTGGAGCGAATGATGGGCGTCGCCGACGTTAACGAAATCTCGGCCACGGTCGACGCGATGGCCTCCGACCCTGCGGTCGAGAAGATTGCCTTCAACATATCCTCCCCTGGCGGCACGGTCACCGGCGTCGAGGAACTGGCGAACAAGATACGCGACCTCGGCAAGCCGACCATGGCTTACACTGACAGCGAGATGGCGTCCGCCGCTTACTGGCTCGGCTCTCAGGCTGACCGCGTCGTCGCCTCCCCCTCGGCCACCGTCGGCAGCGTGGGCGTCTACATGGCCATCCCTGACATGTCCAAGCTCTACGAGTCTCAGGGCGTTCGCATGGTCGTCATCAAGTCCTCGGGCTCCCCGCTCAAGGGCGCCGGCATCGAGGGAACGTCCCTCTCCGACGAGCAGATGGCCGACCTTCAGGCTTCGGTCGACGGCATCCATGAGGACTTCAAGGCCGCCATCCGTGCGAAGCGCAAGATGGTCGCCGACTCCGCCCTCCGCGGTCAGGTCTTCTCCGGCAAGCAAGCCGCCGCCCAGGGCCTAGTCACTGGCCTCGCCGACTCCTTCTCCAAGGCCCTCGCATCTTTCTAAACCTATGCCCCGCATCTTCACTGACATCGACGACACGATCCTGAAAGACGGCCAGCCCGTCGAGCGCGTCATCGACTACATCGACGAGACCGCCGAAGAGGTGGTCATCCTGACCAACCGCCCCGAGTCCGACCGCGAGAAGACCGTGGCCGACCTCGCCGCCACTGGTCTGGAGTATCAGGAACTGATCATGAATGACGGCTCCGAAGAGGCGCCGGTCTTCAAGGCCCGCGTCATCAAGGAACGCCTGGACAAGGGCGAGCGCGTCGACCTGTTCATCGACAACCGCGCCGACAGCCGCGAGGCCGTGGCCGCCCTGGGCGTCGAAGTGATGGCCCCCGAGGATGTGCCTGAGGTGGTCGAAGAGTCCGAAGAAGAAGTCGAAGACGAGGTCGAAGAGGCGGTCGAGCCCTCGGCCAAGGTTGCCAATTTCCGCAGGACTAGCATGACCATCGAAGAGCAACTCGTCCAGGCCGCCGCCTCGCTTGCGGGCCTTACCGCTGAACGCGACGACCTCCGCACCACCGTCGAGAAGATGACCGTCGGCGCCTCCGCCGAACTGGAGTCCCTCAAGGTGGAAGCCGCCGCGTCGTCCTCCAAGGTCGCCGAACTGACCGCCGCCCTCGAAGCCTCCGCCAAGGAAGCCTCCGAGCTGAAGGCCAAGGTCGCCGAGCTCGAAGCCGTCCAGGTCAGCGCCTCGAAGGAAGCCGCGAAGATCGTCGCCTCCTTCGGCACCGAGCCGGTCGAACTCCCGAAGGGCGACTCGCCCGCGAAGATGAGCAACGCCGACATCAAGGCCGCTTACCTCGCTCTCCCTGCTGGTCAGGCCCGCATCGCGTTCTTCAACGCGCACAAGGCCGCTCTCATTTCCCTCTAACCCTCACTCCCTATAACATACCTATGGCTACTGTCCTACCCACGGCTCCCGCTATCCTGTCGGACTACATCGTCCAGACGGTTGCTGGCAAGCTCCCGATCCTCAACAACGTCTCCGTCAACCTCTCGGCCTCCGTCGGCCGCGCTGGCAAGACCGTCTTCGTCCCGATCATGGGCGCTGGCACGGCTTCGGAGTTCAACAAGGTCTCGAACAACCTGTCCGACGTGGACGGCGCCGAGATGACCTCCTCCTCGGTCACCCTGAAGCATTTCAAGTACGTCGATGAGTTCAGCCCCCTGGACATCCAGGAGTACGGCATGCAGTACCTCATCAACGCTTACGCGAAGACCGCCGCTCAGGCCATCGTCGACAAGACCTGGGCCGAAATCGGTTCCGTCTTCACGACCGCCAACTTCGCTACCGAAGAGATCGTCGCCCTCAATGACTTCGGTTATGACGACGTCGTCAACGCCCAGTTCCTCCTCGACACCGCCAAGGCCGGCCAGCCCCGCTCCTTCCTCGCGGGCAACGGTTACCTCAAGGCCCTCCGTAACGACGCCAAGATCTACGGCTCCCTGAACCCGGCCGCCAACGCCGTGGTCACCACGGGCTCCGTCGGTCAGGTCGCCGGCATGGACATCTACCAGTGGAACCAGATCCCGAACGTCGAGAACCTCGCGGGCGTGGCCATGGGCCCGGACTCGCTCCTCGTCGCCACCGGCATCCCGATGGCCGAAATCGCTGGCTTCACCTCCAGCGTCGCCACCGCCGAGTCTGGTCTCTCCGTCCAGGTTCTCGTCGGTCAGGCTGAGACGGGCAACATCCGCTGCATCGCTCAGATCCTCGTCGGCGCCAACAAGGGCCGTTCGACCTCCCTCGTCCGCTACGTCACCGCTGCCTAAGCGGTCTGACGACGGAATCGAAGGGGCTCCGCAAGGGGCCCCTTTTTTGTGCCTGTTTGCCAATGGCCGCAGGGTTATGAGTTTGTACGCTGAGTTCCTGCCCGACGCGAAGGAGATGTGCGCCGATTTTTCCGTGCCCGGTTCGGCCAACTCTGGGGCGATTACATTCGCCTGCCTTATCTCCGACCCCGCCGTCCAGACCGTGCTCGAAGCTGGGGGCTATATGGAGCGTACCCAGTACAACGTCCGTCTCCCCGCCGCAACGGCCTCCTGGAGCCTCCCAGACGGGTCTACGGGGGCATCCACGGCCATCATCGTCGGCGGCGTCCCCATCGCCTCCCTCGCCCAGGGCAAGAAGATCGTGGCCGGCGGGAAGACCGTCCGCATCACGACCCAGACCTATAAGCCCGGGTCGGCATGGGTCACGCTCGTCGTCATCGACGACAACCAGTAATGCCGGCCAAGGTCTCCATTGAGCCGAAGTCCCTTGCGGAGTTCGTGGAGGCCTGCCGCCAGTTCGCGGCGCAGACAAAGATTACCATGCGGGACGCCGTCCTTGAACAGGCTATGCTTGCCTGTCAGGACGCGGCCAAGTTCACCCCTCCCCTGGTCAAGGGCGGAGGCGGAGGCCTTACTCCTGGGGCTAAGAAGGCTGGTCTCGGCGCCGTGGCCGGGGACATCTCCAAGATTTTCGTGGCCGCAAACGACTCCTCGGCCAAGGGCGTAGCTGGAAACCTAGTCAACCAGATGGCCTTCGCGGTCAAGTCGGGCGACTTCGGCACCTTCTCCCGCCTGACCGATGGGGGCCGTCTCTCCGGCATGCTCGGCCAGCGCAGCATCCTGTCGAAGATTGCGGCCGACACGGATAAGCAGCGGGCCTTTGCCAAGGCCAAGAACTTCCTCAACCGGGCCAACCCCATCAAGAGCGAATACGGAACGCAAGGATTTGTCCGCGACCTTCGCCCGATCCATGACCAGGTCAAAGGCAAGTTCGGAGGCCGTATCAAGCAAGGCCGCCGCCCGGTCACCGCGAAGCTTCTGGTGCAGGACAAAGCCGAATTGGATGAGTACATCCTGCGCCGCCAGCAGATGGTCGGCGCGGTCAAGTCAGGCTGGGCCAAGGCCCTCTCCAGCTTGGCTAGGCCGAAGGACATGAACGGCCAGCAGGGCGAACCCGGCGCCGAGCTGCGGAAGGCCTCATGGGTCACCTTGCATTCTGGAGTCCCTGGGACTAACATCTCGACGTTCACCGACAAGGTGGCCGAAGTCTCCGTGACGAACACCCTAGGCAACATCAACGGCATCGCCGACGAGGCGGGAGTCCTCGGCCTGGTCTACGGCAACCGCGTTAAGCAGATGCCTGCAATGATCCGTTACCGCATGCGCAAGCCCGTGAACAAGTTTAACAAGAAATAACATGTCCAACTCCATCCGCCACGTCGTCGAGTCGACCCTCGCGACTTACCTCTCTACGCAGACCGGCCTTGCCGGCGTCCAGATCCTGACGGGCGACAGCGCCGTGACGCAGACCCTGCCCAAGGCGGTCGTCCTATGCGACTCCGCCCGGGCCCCTGGCGACCTCCCCGAGGGCCTCGGCAATTACGAATGCTCCGTCCGCATCACCCTGTTCTCGAACGCCGACGACACCACGCTGGCCGTCCACCGCGAGCGCTGCGCCGCCCTGTCGGACTGCATGAAGAGCCTCGACCTTATCCAGGCTGCCTTCGCGGCCACGAGCGGCGCGGCCCTGTGCTACGACGTGACCTATCGTTCCGAGGACGAGGGCATTGACGAACGCTCCTGGGCGACCTCTTTCGCCTTCGACGTGCTCACTTGCCTCGACCCCGAGTAGGTTGCCAATTAGGGCAGGAGTAAGATGAGCGAAGTAAACAAAGGCGTGGTCTGCTTGTATGGAATTGGCGCCGGCCAACAGGCCTCGCTTTTCGTGCAAAGTTACACGGTCACCTCTGGATTCAACAACACCGGCACGGTGGTCAACGAGTCCGGCCTGACGGTGACGGCTCGTTACGACGACCGCCGCTCCGAGATCACTATCGAGGGCGTGGCCAAGCTCACTTCCGTCCCGCAGCTGGGCGCCACTCTTTCCTTCACCGCGAAGACCGCCTCGGCCTACCCTGGCGGCTCGGCTTCGGTCTCCTTCTCCGGCGTCATCACCAAGGTCGACGACCGC